GGTGCAAGATGCGAAAGCTGCTGCTAAACCTGCTCATCATCGTAAGTTGTAACCTCGGAGGCTGTGGCGACCACTACAGATACGCATGCCAGAATCCAAAGAACTGGGAAACCCCGGACTGCCAACCGCCAATCTGCACCGCGAAGCGGGCTTGCCCAAGCGACCTGCTGCAAAAGCCCAAACCGTGAAGGACTTTGAGCGCAAAACTAACGCCCTCATCAAGCTCTTGGTGCTGGGCTCGTTAGCGCTTACATTTCTGTTTTCCGCGTTGGCGTTGCTCTTCGGCATCCTGTTTGTTGACCAACCCTTTGGTGACCAAGCCCCTAATGACAAATCGATCTTTGCAATTCTCACCCCGTTGATGATCTTCCTACCGACGGTGTTGGGGCACTACTTGCAGAGCTCTGAATCGAAGAAAGACCCCGGCGATGATGCTTCTTAACCCTTGGTTCTGGCTGTTCCTGGTGGCCACCTGGCTAGGCGCGGCGTTCGGCGGGTACGAGTGGTCACAGGGTGACATTAAGCAGGAGCGCGCCGTAGCGCAGGCCGCACTTGAGGCCGCTAATAAACACAGCAAGGAGATATCCGATGAGCGAGAAGCGACAGTTTCTAAAATTTCCGCAGACCTGGCTACAGCACAAGCTAACGCTGCACAAGCTGCAAAGTCTCTGCAAAATAACATTGCCACTGGTGCTTTGCGGTTGTCAATCGCCGGTTCCTGTGGTGGCAAGCTGCCCAACGATCCCACCCTTACCGGCAGCAATAACCCGGGACAATGCAACATTGACCCAGGAGCTGCTCAATCTCTTGTCGGACTCACCCAAAGGGGCGATGAAGCCATAACCAAGTTGAACGCATGTATCGATGCTTACAACACACTCTTAACACCAACGGAAAATCCAAATGAATGATTCTCTCTGCTACGACGACGAAGGTATCAGCTTGACCGAAGACGCTGAAGGCTGTCGCCTTACAGCTTACCCAGACCCTGGCACCGGCGGCGCTCCGTGGACTATTGGCTATGGCCACACCGGCCCCGAGGTTCATGAGGGGATGACGATTACGCACGACCAAGCCACCGAGTTCTTGAAAGAGGACATTAAGTCCTCCGAGGCCGCAGTAAAACGCTGCGTAGAGGTACCTTTAACCCAGGGCCAGTACAATGCCCTAGTAGACTTTGCGTTTAACGCCGGAGCGGGCAATCTACAGCATTCTACACTGCTGCGCAAAGTGAACGCGAGTGATTTTGCGGGCGCTGTTGAGGAGTTTGGCAAATGGGTCAACGGTGGCGGCCACGTACTGCCCGGATTGGTACGCCGCCGCCACGCAGAGAGCCAGGCTTTTGCTCAAGCCTGACCGGCGCGGCTGAGGGTGGCTTTCACCTTAGCCAGCACGGCATCTTGAACTTGCTGCGCGCTGGTGGTAGCTGCCAACTCGGCTTCGGTCAGCGTGCACAAGTCCAGAGACTTCAAAACCGAGTCGGCCACCCCGGTGGCCAGCTTTTCGGCTTGGTCCTCGGCGATGTCCTCAGCGACTTCCTTGATAGCCCAAATAATCAGCGGTATCATCTTCTAACTCCTTTACTTTTTAGGCCACCCAAGTTTACTCAGGTCTGCTACGACGTTAGCTAACGCGGGCAGGTTCTTTGTGGGGGCGTCTTCCGTGGGAAGGTATTTTTCAAACTCGGGGAAGGCTTTCTTAAGCGCGTTCAGAGTTGTGTAGCCCATAACGGCTGCGCTCAGTTGGCGGCGGGCCTTTTCACGGGCTTCGTCCTCAGTCACGTAAACTTCGCACAACTGGTCTATCTTTTTCTCGTCCGCATCGCCTATAAAAACTTCCCTAGCGTGATACCCGTCGTGGGAGATGACGTCACCTAGATACTTCGTCTTCAGTGCTCGCGGGGTTCTGTTATAAACCACTTGGCATTCCGCTGACATCAGTTTTACGATATTGGCTTGAATCTCAGTTTTGCGCTTAGATTTGTCAATCTTAGGCAGGTCCGCAAAAATGGCTCGGACAATTGCTTCTTTTGTGTATTTTGAGAGTTTCATAGCGATGTCCTCACTTAGCGGATTGCAGCCGGGTAACGGGTTGCGCCAGCAGCCAACGGTTGCCTAGTCTGCGCACCGAGCGCACCCACTGGCGTTGGTTGTGGCGATTGGTGTGCGCGGGCACGTAGTCTACGTTGAAGAGGCTACGCACGTGCTTCAGTACGGTTGTGTTCATTGGGGTTCTCCTTACAGTTATGTTCATATTCAGCTATTTCGGGGGTGTGAGCGCGGACAGTTTGCCGGCACCGCAGGCACTTGTAAAGGCTCTGCCCGTTGGTAAAACACCCCTCCCAGCTCCACTCCGCGTTGCCGGGGGTTACGGGGTTAGCCGCTACGGGGTCGCGGGGGGTGCTCATCGCAGGGGGTAGCCGAGCGCAGTCAGCTTTTCGTTAAGTAAGACCAAGTAACTGGCCTGCCAGACGGCATCCCATTTAGCGTCGTGGCCCATCTCATTAGGTGGGGGTTTCAAAGCGCCCTCGGGGTCAAACGTCTTGTAGAGCGTCATCATGTCGCGCTCGTAATTGTAGCGCCAGGGCTTTAACCCACCCCACAATGATGTGAGCACCGGGAGGTCAAACATTGCAGGTGAACCCCAAACAGTGATGTCCGGATGAGCGTCAACAATTGTTTTCAGCCGGTAAAACACTTCCATTGCGTGATCACGATCGTTATTTTCCAATTCAAACACGCTCTCCGCAACCTTCTTATCCTGCTTCATCCACCACTTGACGGTGTCAAAGTCAACATGTCGGTCGAAAGTGTCTACTTTAACCTGAGCGCTGTTAAACTCTACCACACCGCCTGTGTCAAGATTCACAACACACCAGCCAATTTGCGTAACCGCCGCATCGGGTCGGAGCGAGAGAGTTTCGATGTCTAGCATCATCACATAACGAGTCATATTAGTTACCTCCAAATTTTGCAATCAACGCAGCGTCCGCAAAGGCTTGCCCCTTGCCCTTGCTGCCCAGATCCTTCCAGTACGGCCAGAGCTGAATAGCTCGGGCGCGGGCAGCGTCTTTATCGGTGCCGATTAGGCCAGCGGCCTTCTTCCACTTTTGCGGGGTGACCATTGTGTGAGGAAGGTTCAAAGCTCCGAGCACGCCCATAATCGTGCCGCAGGAGTGCCCAAAGTTGAACATTGAGCTAACCCCCTGCCCGGGCATGGCCCCCACCTGCTCGATGTAGACATGCGCGGCGTGGGACTCAGTGAAGAACGTAGCCATCTCAGCGGCGTTCACCCGCGTAGCGGAGCCCACCTTGTACACAGGCATCAGCATCCACTCGATAGGTGTGTCGTCCTGCAGCATAACCAGCGCGCCGGAGGCTCCGGGGTCTATTCCAATAGTGATCTTCATCAGTCGTCCTCCCTAAGTTTAACCAGGTAACCCCGCCCCTGGCAGGTCCGGCAGGAGGCTCCGTCGTACATGCCCTCGCCCGTGCCTGCGCAGTGTGTGCAAGTGTTGTCTTCGTCCTCTTCCATAGCCTTGGCTTCCCGTACGCAGTATTCGTAGCCGTCATTGAATTCTTTACACAAACGGTCTTTAAACGAACTTGCCAGGAAGTCCAAAAAGATCTTCGCGCTCGGCTCAGCTTCACCTATGAAGACCATTTTGTCGCCGTTGAAGTCCAATGTGCCAATGACCTTGTGGTCTTTGTGGAAGTGAATTTGGTAGTTGGGCTTGGGCGGCTCAAGGTTGAGGTGCAACTCACCCGCGCAGGCGCTCAGATCCGAGCCTTTGTATTCGTGTGTGGTCATGCGTCCTCCCGAACAACCATATCTTGATTTGAGACGGATTGAATATAGCTACTATTCCCGCTAGGGACTACGACCGCGTGGTTCCGTTGAATAACCTCCCTAACGGCGTTAGGTTTGAACACAACATACAACGCGTCTTTATAGGCATCTGCTTTGGCTTCGGCAACCAGCTTCTGACAGACTGCCTCGCGACCGTCGTCAACCTGTTTTTGCCTGGATAAGACCAACTGATTCAGTTCTTGAATCCGCTCTCCGTTATCTTTGTTGGCTTTCTTCAGGTTGTCAATCTCTTCAGACAAGGTTACCTTTAGCCTTCGCAAAGACTCAACTTCAAGAAGGGTCGCGTTAAGGTCGTCTTTGATCTTCTTGATACCGTCAAGCGCCTCCAGATTGAATGTCTTGCTGGATACTAGATCGTCGATTTGCTTTAATAGATCTGTGCTCATAATTCATTCTCCTCAAAGTACAGAGTAATCGCTGCAGCCCATGCGCTGCAGGTCGGGGGTTAGGTTTTGGTCAAGGTGCTCGCAGTGCCACAGTCCTCCGCTCACGGGGCGGGCATGCTGACAGGTGCGGCAGTGACGCAGCGGGGCGGCCCGGCCGGTGCACACCTCCTTCATGTCACAGTACTTGCAGCCGAACGACTCGCCGTCGTCGCTAATACCCACCGGGCGCAGCCGCGCGGCCACTAGGTCCCGAGTACGCTGCAAGATCTTTTGCTGCAGGGGTTTGTCCGGCCGCACTTTCTCAACGTAAAGCTGTTCGTCGTCCTTGCACACCGAAACATAGAGCCCGCGCTCCAGCCCGCTGAGCACCATGCCGGTCTGCACCTGCGTGTAGTGCTCGGGCTTAGCTTTTTGCACGCCCTTCTTCAATCCGCCAAAGCTGTTCTTGTTGTGGCTTTTAGCCTCAAGCACGTGGGGTTTGGTGCTCTCGGGGACGGCAGTAGCAACCCCGTCCACCTTGCACACGAGGTGCCCGGTTTCGTCGGTGAACTCGAACTGGTTACCTTCGGCGTTTACATCGTGCACCGTAAGGCCCGCGTTGCGCAGGTCCGCAATAATGCGGGCTTCTTGCTGGTGGCCGGTCTCAAACAGCCGGAGCATGCGGCCAGAGAACTTAACCCGCGCATATCCCCGCCAGTCGAGCCAGATTTGCCTAATGCACTCCTTGCCGATGAACGACGCACCTAGCCGCCCCAGGTACAGTGGGCGCTTTGCGTCCTCTACCTCGTAGTGCGCGTACGCCGCGTTAATTATGGCCTGCTCGGGCCGGGGTGGTATCATCACCATTATTCACTCTCCCGTTATGTGTTAGAAATAACCCGTTTCTGAATTTTGCGTCCCCGGTATCATTTTCAACCGCTCCCGAGTTTCGATAGCATTCAGACTTTTTACCAAGTGGGTTTACGCCTCAGCCGTATGTGTGAGCGGTACGTAAATCACTCAATCCCAGGGGTTAGCGGCCTTCTCGGCGGCTTTTGCGGCAGGTTTAGGCGCGGCCTTAGCGGCGGGCTTTTCTGCCTTCTCGGTCTTCTCCGGGGCGTCAAAGTTGAACGAGCGGATGTCGTTACTCGCAGCGTAGCCATCGCGGGCTTCCTCAACGTAAACGTCGGCGGAGAACGGCAAATCTACCAGCTTGTCGGTGTCGTCAGCGTCGGGCTTGCCGCAGGCCGCTGCCCAGGACATAATTTGCTGACGCCCAATACGCTGCGCTTTGTCGCTCTTGTTGTGGATGTTGAAGTTGCTCCACAGTTTGCGCCCGGCAAAGTCACCGCGCACGACCTCAAACGTCACGGCAATATAAGAGCCGTCGCGGTTGCGGGTTTCCTTCTCAACGGCCTCGGTAGCCTTCAGGGTGTAAGTGCCCTCAGGGATGGGGTCACGGGAGGCGCGCTCGTTGATGTCAACTTCAGCGGTGTCAAATCCAAATTTAGCCATGTTATATACTCCTTAAGTGTGGTTAGGCTTGAACGGGAACGAGCTTTAAAAAGTTCTCAATAGTCATCTCCGCAGTCTCCGGGCAGGAGTAGCGGTTCTTAGCGGCGTAGGCGGCGTTCTCAACAAAGTGCATAAGGCGCTCGCCGGTGCTGGCACCGCGCACTGCGTCGCGGAACCCGGCGTCGGTCTTCTTAATAAGCACCTTGAAGGCACAAAACGCCAGCACATCAGCCCACTCTTGCAGCAGCGCGTTGCAGCGCTTAGGCAGCTTAGGTTGGTAGCGGTCGTAGGGCTCGGTGCGGGGGTCTTCAAACTTCACTACCTCGGCGTGGGCAATTAAGACCGCGTTCATACCTCGGCGCTCACGCAGCACGTCCAGCCCCTGCAGGATCTCACGGAACTCCTCGCCCACGAGCATCTGGCCCTTGCCATAGGCGAGGTCCTTAGCATCATTATTACTCTCAACCGAGGTAGTAATGAGCGGCTCCACCAGCCAATCCACCGAGTCAATAACCACGGTCTTAAAGTCGTGCTCCTCCTTGATAAGAGTGCGGATAGCGGTGGCCACATCCTGCACGGTCTTAGCCCGAGGGAAGCTCGTCACGTCCAGCGAGTCGAGCCCGCCTTCGGTGCTGATAAAGATCGGCTTAGGCATCTTGCTGGCCAGGGTGGATTTACCAATCCCGTGCCCGCCGTAGATGCAAATCCGAGGGGCCACCTGCTGCACCCCCACTCGCAACGCGCTCTTCCAGTCTTCGCTATTTGACATTTTGTTTTCCTTTCTTCAGTTAGAGGCGGTAGTCGTCCGCCGGTTTAAAACTCATACCCACCCTCGGTAAAGTCCCACTGCTGGGGAATGTACCGGAAGTAGTCCCGGTCCCAGCGCAGCAGGGTGATAAAGGGGTCAATTTCAAATACCACCGTCATGCACACTGCGCACAGCGTGGGATCCCCCACCATCAGCAGCATGTCCCCCGGCTGCCAGTCTTGCAGCACACGGCGCGCGTGGTCAAGCATAGCGGGGGTGTTGTAGGTCTTGCCCACAGAGCTAAAGACCTCCTTAAGCGAGCCAAAACGCTCGGCGTCTCGTAGGTTTTTACGCGGGTCCGCGTACACCACCCACACGGTGCGCTCAGTGTTATCACTCATCTTTCTTCTTTCTCTTAGTCTTCTTTATTGGCAGCAGCGCGCGGTGTTCTTCCGTTAGGAACCGCTCCGCTCCGCACACGGCTGCAATTTTAGCCGCTTCGCGCACGTACCATGTGTAGTCTAAATCTGCCGGATGAACCGCGCCCGGGTCAATCGCCATGCACGCCCGCGCACCGTCCGTCTTAGGCACCTTGTTCCCGTTGCTCTTGTATTTAAGGGGCGTAAGGCTAGGGTCCGAACTTTGGTACCATCGAACGACCTTGCCCAAATATTCATCACCCTGTACGCCGCCTCCCGTAACATTGCGCGCCGAGATGAAATCCGTAAACGGAGCCGCTCGAATGGTCTGCTCAAAGGGGGTGCCTCGCGAAAGCCAGCAGCCCACCGCTTTAGCACAGACCCCCGCTGTAGGATTTTTCTTAAGCGAAAGCGGTGCATAAATACCCTTCTCTTTGACTTCCCGGTCGAGTTTGACCGCGATGTAATTGTTTACGTCCTTCATCGCCAGCGCCCGGTACGGGGTGAACTCGAACTCAAACCCGGTGCGCTGCTCGAACTTCTTAACCACCTCGCGCACCAAGGCGGACTTGTCTTTAGTGTTGCCTACCGCGATGCCGTCTGTGTTAGCGGAAAGCGTAACCGCCCCGGCGGCCTCAAGCCACTCAATAAGCATGAGCAGTGTGAACTGTCCGGTGAGCGTGGTGGCTATCATCAGCTCCGGCGAGTACAACACCGAGTACTTGCTGGCGAGTTTGCCAAAAGTGCCGTTGAGCGAAATCTTCAGCGTCTCATTCGTGACCTTGTCCCCGGTGCGCTTGGCCTCAAGGCGGCGGTTGTAAATCTGCCGGTAATTGGTCAGGAACTCCCGCCCCAGCGCCTCGGGGTACATGTCGCACAGCAGAATAATCGAGGGGTAGAACGAGGCGGCATCTATGTCGTTAATCTCGTAGGTGTCGCTAGCTACGTGGCAAACGGACACATCGTGCTTGCTGTGGATACCGCCCGAGCCGAGCTGGTAAAGCCCCGCGTTGAACTTGAACACCTCGTCCGTCAGGAACTCGGGAGCAATAATGTGCCCAGTGGTCTGGTTAATCTGGTACTCGGTCTCGCACACTCGCTGGAAGAGTACCTGCAGCGCGGGGTCTTGAAACTTAATAAACGCGGGCGGGGTGTAGCGCACTGACTTGGGAATCTTTGCACCGAACTGTTTTTCCGGCTTGAGCGTGGCAATGTACGCGGCCTCCGCCATCTGGGAGTCCGACTTGCTACGCATGTCTACACCGTACTGGCGGGACATCTGCACCCGCAGCAGGAGCTCCTTTTCAAGTGTGCTCAGCAGTTGCTCAGTGGTATCGATGTCGTTTACGTTGTACTCATCAATCATGTCCCACTGCTCGGGGGTGACGTCTGCATCGTGCGCCAAGGGCATGTCCTGCAGCAGCGGCATATGCATGCGCGCGCCGTAAGCCTTCAACCCCACAAAGCTAGGTGCAACTTCAATCAGGTCGATTGAGTCAAATTTCACCTCGGGCAGCATAAAGCGGCGGCGCGCGGTGTAGCGGTTGAGCCGCTCGCCGATTATGGCATCCGCTATGCGCTTAATCTCCAACTCAGAGCGCCCGGCAATAAACGCCTCGACTATCGTGTTGTCAAAGAAGTGATTATTAAACCCCACAAACGTCACCCCGGGCTCCTGCATGAACGCGGCCAGCCGGGCAGGGGCGTCCTTGTCCCCGCGCCGGAACTTAAAACGCTCGCCTGTCTCCACGCACTTGAACCCAAGCACCGTGTAGTTAGGCAGCGTTTCTGCGTCAAACACAAGAGTCTCCATTACAGCCTCAACGGTCCTGGTTCACATAATTACGGTCAGCCGCGCCTTCAGCGTCTCTAGGCGGAATCTTGTCAGAAGAATACCACGTGGCTTTCGAGGCAGTGCCACCGTTGGCGACTGGCAGTGTCGCCTTAATAATATCATCGGCTATAATACCGTTTGAACCGGAGAATTCGCCCAACACCCGGGCTATTTCTTTATGGTCTAATGTGTAGTTCTGCTTTGGTGGAACTTTAGCCATCGGGTTAGCCTGCACGCCCTGTGCTCCCATCTGCTGTTCCGCCTTCTCAACCGGCTCTGCGATCTCGATGTATTTCTCCAGGAAATGTTGAGCCTTTTGCAAATCTACCAACCCGTTTTTCTTCTTCCAGCGGGTTACGTACTTCGTAATCTGTGCTTGAAAGTAGTCAAGCTCGTTAGCTACGACGTAGTCCCAGTGTTGAATAGGGGCGGCGTAATGGTTACCCGCGACTTGTTTATCATTAGCCGACATTTTTAAACCTCTCTTCAATCAAGTTAAACAATTCTTTTGAGCCTAGCAAGTGACCGAGTTGGTCAGCGTAGCTAATGTAGTTGCGATAAATGTAGAGCATTTTGCGGTTACCCAGCTCCATTTCCCGGATGCAGAACAGCGCCCCGTGGGCTATGTCCGCGAGCTTGAGCACTTGGGCGTCGGTCTCGTTCAGGTGCGGCATGTGCAAGTCAGCACCCTCAAGCAGTGTAGTCTCGAGTTCGTTCACTTGTTGCCCGATGCCGTAAGCGCGCTTAGCCGGGGAGGGAATGTCGCCGGTGATACACTCGGCTAGGTCGTGCAGCGCGGCAGCCTTAAGCACATTGGCCGTAACGCCTCGGCCGTAAATCAAGCAGCACAACGCGGCCACGCCGTGTGAGTGGTGCCCTACGGTCTCGCTGACCAAGGTGTGGGTTGTGTGGAAGCGTTTTACCTCCGCGCCACGGAGTATAAAATCGAGAGCTTTTCTCATGTTTACCTGCCTTCAGTTTTAAGTTATTTGCTATGGTTGCGAATTTTAGGGCGGTTTGCGCCGCCCGGGGGATTTATTTTTCAGCCTTAGCGAGTTCACGCCGCTGAATCCAGATATGCGCCGCGCGGCGGATGTCCTCATGCGTAATGCGGTCCGCCCATACGCTACCGTCGCCCGACTTAGTCCTGCGGGTGTGGCTAATCATCGCCAACGGGCGGGCCACGTTGTTAAAGTACGCATGCCGGTAAGTGTGGCTGCTGAACGGAGCATCACAAAACAGCGCACACTCATCCAGGAAAGTGCGGTAGTTGTCATTGGCCATGAGCGAGGCCGGGCGCACCTGCGCGCTGGCGTAGAGGTCATAGCCCTCAAAGCTGCTCCGGCGCTCGAGTATTGAGCGACCATCGTACACCGAAGGGTCTAGATACAAGTGCAAGTTGTTACTCACCTGCCGGTAGGTGCCCATCTTAACCCCCACGGCGGCCGCGACGAACTCTTGCAACATGCTAAAGTGCACCGCGTTTGCGCCGTACGCACCCCACCACAAATCATTGCTACGATTGAAGACCGTCATCCCCAACCGGCCACCCCGCACGTCAAACACAATTTGCGTGTTGCACGCCTTGTCCTTTGTTGAGCGGGTGAGGTCAGCGGTGTCCCACATCTGAATAACGGCCTGTCGGCTCGAGGGGTCTTTGCGCAGCAGCCGGATTACGATGTGCAGCTGGTCCTGCCCAAAGTGCGAGCGCCAGCGGTGTCCGTAGGCGGCGTTAAAGTTCTTGCCGTCATCCGAGTACTGACCAATCTTGCTATTGAACTGCTGCAGGAAGGCTACATCCCGCCGCCCGGCGAGCATCCACAAACTTTCCAGGATGTGAAACACCGGATTGGCGTCCCGGTCGGGGCAGAACAACATGCGCTCCTGTGGGTAGCGGTAAGTCGTGATAACCGGCTCGGGGAACGCCAACACCGGCCCGTTGCGGGTGGCCTCCTCAGCGTACTTGCCAGCGGACAATTTCCACAGCGCCTCGGGCAGCGCATCGTTCACATTGCGAACTCGTATTTCCATCTCAGAACTCCGTTTCAGGTTTGTAAAGCGAGCGCGGCGCGCCCTGCCCGGTTAAGACTTTGGCGTACTTGCCAAACTCGCACATTACGTTCTGCACATCGTGCAGCGTCAAGCCGGTGAGCCCGGCGGTTTCCAACATTGAGCGGATACGCACGAGCTCCTTGTTGAAGGTGAACTGCTCCCAGCTGTGGTGCTTGGGGAAGTCGTGCAGCATATTCAACCCGAACTGGCTACCCGGCCCCTTGGGCGCGTAAGTGTAGAGGTCGGACGCATGCCCGAGTTGGGTCTGCGAGTAGGTCAAGTCTGCCGCCACCTGCCCGGCCATAAATGTGCCTACGCCGTAGCACTTGGAGAGTGACTCAACAAAGTCCTCAACCCGGCAGCGGGCGAGCGCTGTGCGCACTGCGTTGGCCTGCTTAATAACGTCGCCAATTATGTACTGGCTCATCAGCTCGGCCTTAGTCATACCGGGGTTCTTGAGCGTGGGGTATACCACGTACGCCCCGGTGTAGTTCTTGTAACCCAGACTGGCCCGAGTGTTGAGCACCTTCACAAACGAGTCCGCGTTGAAAGCCTCCGGGTAAGCGGGTAGCACCCGGGCATCAAGCAAGTGCGCCAGCGTGGGCGGCCAGTTAATAAGCCGGGCAATTAGCAGCGTGAACCACAAATCCGGCGCGTCCGCAGCGGGGGCAATTAGGTGCTCAATAATCCACTTTGACACGCGGTCATCCCGGCGGCGCACATTAGTGAACTTGTAGCGGGCGAGAATCTCATCCCGCGTCCACTTAGGTGCCAGTCCGGACTCTTTTGCCAGCCGGATGCTTTCCCGCTCGGTGGCAAAGTGCACAAGGGTTTCGTCCATTTTCACGCCTCAGCCTCACGCAAGTAACCCACCACTCCGGTAATGGGGTCGGTCCAGTCTAACCAGCGGACATCATACCCCCCGGCCTCGGTGAGCAACTCCGCCGAGCGGTGACACTGCGTATACGCGGAGCGCATGGTCTTTTCGGGGTCAAACGGTTTGTCGTTACCGGCCTCCTGGCGGCGGTGCAGCACCCGGCGCAGGCACTCATCCCAGGGCGTGTCCAGGAAGGCAAAGATGCCGCCCAGGTCACGCATTACCGGGGCGGTGAGCCCGCCGTCCGAGCTCTTGCTCATAAGGAGCCCTTCCACCAGCACGTGCCCCAGTGCGTGGGCCTGCTTAATGTGGGTGGCGATTTCCTCCTGCGTCTTAATGCCGTCGGTGCCGCCGCAGGTATTCTCATACGAGCCGATTACAAAGATGGGGGTCTTAATACCCCAAGCCTGTGCGTTCACGCGGTAACCCACAGGGCGGTCCTCGCGCTCGCCGACCTTGCGGACGGGGAGCCTGTCCAGGAACCGGCGCACAATGGTGGTCTTGCCTGAGCCGTTGCAGCCACGGATGTTTACTATCTGGTGCTTCATATGTTATCCTCGTTATTGAATGGCGTATCTCTCCGGGCAATAGAACCCCATGCGAGGTAAGCTGCCCGTAGCGGGGAAAATTTTAGCCTTTTCTGCTACGCTCAGTTTTACTGTTTCGCATTCAGCACGCAGCCACTCGGGCAACCCCTCGGCGCGCATGTCCTTGAATACCGCAGTATGGGCGGACTGTCCGCGCGCATCGGCCCAAACAATGCGGTCCCAAGCCATATCGGCGTACACACCGGGGTAGCGACGGCCGAAGAAGTGATTCTTAAATGTGCACAAATTGCTCTCAAGTGTGAACCGGCTGGCGCCAGGTATGTCAGGGTTAAGATCTTTGAACACGGCTAAATACTCATCGGCCTGCCCGGCGAGCCAGCTGCACATCTTCTTGAAGTCGAGGTAAGCGCCATCCTGCCCGTTGGGTAGCCGCTTGTCCCAGACGAGGTTATCTAAGCCGAGCAGGAAGAACATTCCGTTGCGGTGCGACCGACTGCCCGATTTGTCCTCAAACAACAGATCCGTGCAGTCTGGCCCTAGCCCGTTCAAATGCACGTACTCGAGGTAGCTGAAAGTAGACAGACGGCCGAAGCTGAAGTAGTTCTGCCTAACATGTGCCCAAATATCATCATACGTGCGCCAGCTCAGCATAGACTTCTGTCCGCCCAGGTTTTCATCAACCAACACCGCGTACGCCTTAATAGCGGCCACGGTTTCTTTCTTCTGGTACCGGCGGTCGGTGTCGAACTGCAGCGTATCCCACTCCGCGTTGAACCACTCTTCAAACCGGCTCAAGCCCGCGCCCGCCGGGGGGCACTCGGGCAGTCGCTCAAACATACGCAGCGAGGTAATGGGGTTCTGCGTCATGCCGTTTAGGAAGGCAAACCACAGCCGCTGCTCAGCGTCCCAGCCCAACCGGCGCGCTAGCTCCGGCATGTAAAGATACACCAGGCCCGGCATTACCTGGTACGCAAGGTTCATGCGGTACAAATCCCCAAAGAACTGCGCGCGGTTTTCTTTCAATCGGTAATCAATCATTTCTTCTCCTTCTTAGGCGAGGGCTTGGGGCAGTCCTCCGGGGGTTCAACAATGCACCAGATAGCGCCGTAGGTACCGCTACCCACACCTAGTGCTTCGTACCAACGGTCGATGTAAGTGTCCGGCATGCGAATTAAAGCCTTGCGGAGCGAGGACCCCTCTACGCCGGTTGCATCAGCGAGTTCACCCACGCTCATGCCGTCTTTGTTCTGACGCAACTGTCGGCGGATCTTTTCGTGGTTTGAGTGTTTCATAGCTTTGCCTTTCCTGTTAGAACCCACAAGAGCGGGAAGGTGATCAAGCGCAGCAACCGGCC